TCGCGCTGACACTGAAAGTATCGCACCGGCTTCCCTTCATCATCGACATTTACACGTAACGCAAGCACTTCATCAAAAAGGTAGCTGATGTTTTGCGTGACAATCTTACCAGGCAAGCTAGGACCATACAGCATCATGCCAGATGCGTCCTGCTCGCGTGCCTGCTTGCAGGTCATGACGACGTGATAGGGCAGGTCTCGAAAGCTCTTGATAAGCTGCACCATCATGTTCCCCATCTCTCCGTATGCCTGACGACCATCAGGATACTTCTTCTTCATGTCCTCGAGGCAATTCTCTGCAATCTCTGAGATAGAATCGAGCACGATCCACTGGAACGTGTCCTCTGACTCAGGGTCACCACCGAGTGGAGCACCTGCGCGTATCCACGCGAATGTGTCCCGAAGGGCTGCAAAAGAATCAATCTCTATTGCCTTAATGTCAAACTGACGTAAAGACAGGAGACCTGCCTCGGCACTCAGCACTAACGTGCTACGATGGTTGCCTGTGGTGCTTGCCAGGTAGGTCTTACCGGCACCAGCAGGGCCGTGGACGAGGACTTTTAGTCGGTCCACTCCCGCATGGCGGGTACTAATCACCTTCATTTTATTTTTCCCCATTGAACGCCTAAACGTTCGGTCTGCTCTATCGAAACACCAGATACCTTCTGGCCGTTCTTAAGAGCGTAAAGCAACGCC